AACATACTGTAGGTAGAGGATATGATAAGCATGGTGAGTATGCAAGTTATTTTGATGTTTTTGATATAAATCCCTTTAACGGAAAGTATGGCGGTATTAATATACCAGTAGTAAACAAATTGGATGATATTGGCATTGGTAAACCTGTGCGTATTTATGACAGAATATATCTTGACGATTACTACGGAGTAAAAGAACCTACACATTCAACATGGCTTCCAGAAATAATAGTAAGACCTGGAAAGAAATAACAGAATAAACTGTATAAATTAATCACATATAATATTATATGAAGAAAAAGAATACTATTCCGAGTGGATTTGATGACATCCTCGGCAATATATATTCCAACGCTGAAGAAGGCGGTGGTATAACAAATATTGACGATTTGATGGAACCAAATGTACCACTCGTAGATGAGAATGATGATAAGAATGAGCCGCCAGTGAATGATCCTGAGGACGGCAATAACAGCGGATCTGACGATCCAAATGCACATGAGGACACAACAGAAGTTCCTCAGCATATAACAAATCCAGAACCTCCAGTGGACGAACCACCTGTAGAGGATCCAGAAGATAATCAGGAACCTACAGACGCAGATGTAATCGAAGCACAGCAGGTAGGACTGCTGTTCGATGCTATTGGTAATTCGCTTGGTTGGAATATGGACGAGATTGATGAGAAGGATAGACCTCTTACAGTAGACGATCTTACACAGTATTTTACTGACGTAGTAAATCAGAACTCTGTTCCACAGTATGCAGATGAGCGTATACAGGCTCTCGATGAGTACGTAAGGAACGGAGGTAAGTTTGAGGATTACTATAGTCGTCAGCAAGAGGCTCTTACTCTTGATAACATTGATCTTGAAGACGAGAATAATCAAAAGGCAGTAGTACGTGAATTCATGCAGCGTGCAGGCTATTCAGATGAGCAGATTAATAAGAAGATTACTCGATATGAGGATAGCGATGTGTTGTATGATGAAGCGGAGGATGCGCTTGGTAGACTTAAAGAAATTAGACAGCAGGAGGCTGATCAGCTCGCTAGACAGCAAGAAGCATATGCTAGGCAGCAAGAAGAGCAGTCTCGTCAGTTCTTCAATACAGTAACTAAGGATATTAATGAATTGACAAATATACGCGGTATTAATGTTCCTAAGGAAGATCGTAAAGCACTGTTTGATTATATTTTCAAAGTAGATCAGAATGGACAGTCACAGTATACAAAGGACTTCAACAAGAATCTATCAAAGAATCTGATCGAATCAGCATACTTTACTATGAAGGGAGACAGTCTAGTTTCAACAGCCAAGAAAGATGGTGAGTCATCCGCTGCTGATAAACTTAGGAAAATGCTTCGACATTCATCTAAAAATCACAGTACATTTAATGTCGAAGATAAGCAGAAATCAGTAACAGATCTGTTATAGGGTCTGTATTGATACAAGAATAAAGATTTAAACATATATGAATAATACTTTACTTAACAATCTCCAGCTGTACCGTGGCAAGCGCTTTTCGGACCTGGTAGATGAGAACATGATTTCTAACGCCCTGCTGACTAGGCCACACGAGGTTGCTGGTCTGCTTTCACTGGTATTTGGTACAAAGGATGATGGCGTTTCTACTACCATTGACCTGCTTACTGGCGGTCTTGGCAAAACTATGATTATTGAGAACCGTGAGTTTGAGTGGGCTGTACAGATTGATGCAGACCATGCAGTTAATATTCGTTGGGCTAAGTGGAACGGTCAGGAGATCTCTGCTAACAACATGATGACTATTACTCCAGGTCTCAACAACACTCCTATTTACCTGGCTCTTGAAGAGCGTTGGTTCGGTCCTGGTGCAGTTCTGTCATTTGACGACTTCCACTTCCAGGTTCGTACAACTGGTCTTCCTTATCAGGATGGTTCAGCTTGGGTATATGAGTGCTACGTAATTGATGGTTCACAGGCTTCTTATATTCCTGGTGAGCTTCTGATGCCTGGCCGTCAGGTTAGCCGTATCGGTTCTGCTTACGAGGAGTACAGCGATGAGGCTGATATCATCAACTATCAGACTCCATTTAAGATGCGTAACCACCTTCAGAACCTTCGTCTTACATACGATATCACAGGTGATGCATACAGCACCGTACTGGCTATCGCACTGAAGGATCCTGAGACTGGTAAGAGCTCTTATCTGTGGTCTGACTATCAGTACTGGAAGGCTCTCCGTGAGTGGAAGAAGAGAGAGGAGACAGCTCTCCTGTTCTCTAAGAGCAACCGTCTGAGCGATGGTACATATATCAACAAGGGTACAAACGGACGCCCTGTTCCTACAATGAGTGGTCTGCTTGAGCAGATTTCTCCAGCTAATATCCGTTACTACACAACTCTTACAGCTGAGTTGTTTGAGGATTATCTGTTCGACCTCTGCTACAACATCCTCGGTACTAACGAGCGTAAGTTCGTTGCTCTTACCGGTGAGATGGGTATCCGTGAGTTCGACCGTATCCTGAAGGAGAAGGTAGCTAGCTTCAACCTGACTGACAACATCTTTGTTAGCGGTTCTGGTCAGAACCTGACTCTCGGTGGTCAGTTCACAACCTATAAGATGACCAATGGTATTGAGCTCTCTATGAAGCGCTGCCCGATGTTTGATAATATGGAGCTGTTCCGTCAGCTGCATCCTCTGACTGGTAAGCCACTGAT